ACGTTCATATCCGCAGTAGCCGCAAAACGACGGCCTTCCTCTACGATCGTGCCTAACAACTGGGCTAGAACCGCGCTTGGCTCTTTATATGGCAAGGGGAGAATGTTCTCCCGCAGTGCGCCTGAGCCAATGTCTACGTCGCGGCACTCACCGGGGGCGATTGGTGTGTCATCTCCCTTGATTCGCAGACCACGCGATTTAAGTCCTCCGGGGAGGTTCGATAAAGTGCCAGCGTCAACCAACTGGCGCATGATGCTCGTTGCTGATTTAGCAAATCCACCGATGAGATGGAAGAGCCCGAAACCGTAGGCTCCAAAGCCGGGGATGTATTGGTAGTGGACGAAGTGCTGGCGTTTGAGTCTGTACTCATCATCTTCCTTCCAATTACGGCGTATTGACAAGATGTCGTTCGAGCCTTTGAGGATGGTGACCACGTATGGCAGAGCGATGCCTGTCATCTCACCATCTTCATCCTCGTCTTCATAACCAACTAAGTCCAAGTCCACATGGCACTCATACATGACGTAGCGGTCGTCGTTCAAGTCAGAGAACCCCGTCTCTTTGTCCTTGGCTTTTTTGATGTCGTCTTGTGACGCCTTCATCGGGTCTGGCAAATCTATATCGCGGTAGAACCCAGCCTGTTGTAGTTTAAGAATCTCGTTCTTAGTCTTGCGCATGACGTGCGTCACGCGATAACAGGTGTCCATGTCCGTTGCACCGTATGGCAGGATGATGTCTTCTGCTGGCACAAACATAGAAACTTGACGCCCAATGTTGGGGTCTTCGTAAACTTTCTTAAACGCCGAGCCAGTAGCAGGTAGGCTCCACAACATACGTTCTTGTTCTGGACGGAACTCTTTCATGACCTCCGTCAACTGATAGTTCATGTCTTCCTCGACACGTTGCGCAGCTTCTTTTTTCTGTGGAGTTTCTTTACCAATAATTTTTGTACGCACGGGTCCCTGCGCAGGGAACATCTCCGTGATTGTCTCGCTTTGAAAGCGTACCACGGCTTCTGTGATCATCGGATGGAACACACCTGATGCGCCATTCCAAGGTTCTGTGCGCTCTTCGTACTGCAAACCCAGAAGTTTCAAGCCTTGTGTATACGCTTTCTCCCAGTCCTTGCGTGAGTTCTTATCATTCTCAATATCGCCAACTAAGTCGCCAACGAACGACTCCATTGCGCTCTCATCCATGTCTTCTGCCAAGTTGGCGTTGAAGTCCTCGCCATCTTCTTCGCCCGGTTTGATGTTGATGCTCAAATCTCCCGCGTTAATGTTGACTTCTTCGGGATCAACAATCTCAATCTCAAAGTCCGCTTCTTGTTCTTGCGCTAAGTCATCAATGCCTTGCGGTTGGGTGTATAGCGATTTGTCAATATTGGTTGCCATGTTGGTCCTCAGTAGTAAGCGTGCTGCCTACGTTTAAAAATTATTGGCTCATCTTTCTCGTCGCTGTCTAACGATATGAACCCACCTTGTCTGAATCGCATTAGTGCTTGGGACGTAGTGTCAACGAAGTCATCATGCTCGCCCACTGGGAACGACGCAACTTCCTCGATCACTTCACGCGCCCAACGCGTGTCTGGAGCCCACACCATGCCTGAAGCGAACAAGTCCGAAATCGCATTCAATCGTACCACCTTGTCATTGCCACGGCTAGGGTTAGTCTCCCACGCGGGGATGCCCATTGCTCTGAACTCTTGTATCAATGGTGCGCCAGCAGACTTCTTCTCCACAATGAACGCATCAGGCTCCCACTCTCTGTAGTGTTTAAGCGCTGCGGCCTTCAATTCTGGGAAAGTCATGCGTTCTTTAAAGGCATCAAGCAAAATGATCTGCGCTGCGTTGCCTTCTTCCTCGTTATAGAACACACCCCACGTCGTGCAAGCAGAATAGTCTGAGTTTGTCTTCGTTTCGTGCGCTGTATCCCAAGACTGAATGACGTAGTCGCACACAGGCGGGTCTTCTGGCTCCCATATCCGCCACATCTTGCGAGAAATTGTGGCGCTATTGTCCGAAGTGGGCTGCTGCATGTACTGCGCGTTCCAATACCTCGGATCAATCGACGCTTTTGCACTCTTTAACGCCGCCAGAGGCCACTGCTCAGGCCAAAGTGACTTCTCGTTGTCCGTGTTTTCGTGGAGTATTGCGGGTAACTCCACAATCTCCCAGCGTGGGGAGTCAGGGTTACGGGTTTGGTAGTCAATGATGCGTCCGGTCAGGTCTAGAACTCCCCAACGGGTCATCACCACAATGATCGCACCCCCCGGCATCAGACGTTGGAGCGGTCCGGTCTGCATCCACGACCATGCGGTATCAAAAGCTAGTCTTGAGTTGGCTTTAACGTCTTGTTCGGAGTGAGGATCGTCAATAACAAACAAATCGGCACCACGACCAGCCAAAGCACCCCCAACACCAGCAGCGTAATACTGGCCCCCAGCACTCGTAGACCACTTACCGGCTGCCTTTTGGTCATCAGCCACATGAGTTTGAGGAAAAATCTCTGCATACTCCTCCGAGTCAAGTAAGTTTCGTACCCTACGACCAAAGTCCTCGGACAAACCCGCAGTGTGCGTGCCCATGATGATCTTCTTATTAGGGTTTTTACCTAGAAAGTATGCTGGGAACAGGTAGCTGGAGAACTCTGACTTACCCATACGCGGCGCGATGTTGATAATCACGCGCTTTTTTTTGCCGTCCAGCACCTCTTGGAAGATTTTTGCCAGTTTCCTGTGGTGCGGACCGATCTTGAACCCCGGATAGACCGCCGTTGCGAACCCCAGCATGGAGTCGTGGGCCGCCGCTAGGCTCGCCCGCTTCTCACGAACGTCCAACATGTCCATGAGTTCTATCTTCTCCGCGACCGTCATGGTCGGGAGAGCCTTTTGGAGCGCTGCAAGCTCAGCCTTCGTTAATGTCGTCAGGCTGTTTAGGTTCATCTTTGGGGATTTCCTGTACACGTTCTTCGGACGTGTCTACTTTTTCGTCTTTTGTATACACGTCGTCCGCGTCTGTTATGTCGACCACGTCTATGACGCCCATGAATTTGCTGAGCTTTTCTTTGATCTTGGCGTCGATCTCGCTGTCGCTGAGTTCCACTTTTTTAATTTCCACCTTGTCGGTGAACAATCCAACTTCTGTAACTTTGCCCAGTAGGCCAAGCGCTTTCAAGCGGATGTTGGCGTTGGTAGACTCGGTTTCCTCAATTAACTTGGCAACGGTGTAGCCTCTGATTTCTCTGGCCTGCTGCACAAACTCCCAGTCGTAGGCAGACAACATCCCCGTCAAACGCCGTACAGCTTCTGGGGTTTTTAGTTGGATCAGGTTTGCCTTTTGTTCGTCGTTGGTAGCCGTCGTGGTCAGTGAGCCAAAAGCATTACGTGCCGCAGCAGTCTGCTGCTCGGTGTCTATCTCATCGTCTGGGCGTACGCCTAGTTCTTCCAACCACTCAACTGTCTTATGTTGCGCAGAAAGCACTACTCCCGGCTCGGCATCATCGAGTTCGATAAACATTTCCGGGCTGGTGACCCCCGGATTAAATTGCACCAAATGCTCAAACATGCGCGGTTCCTTGCAACCTCGTTTTGCGAAGTATATACTCACTTCTGGTAGGTGTGCAAGCAGTTGCGCATTTGCTTCTCCTGATGGGATGACCATCCTTACCCCGGCGTTCAAAAGACGTTGGGGTTTTTTTATATGGGGGTGTCCAAAGTTTGACAAAGGTTATTTGGATTTTTTATAAAATTTATGGGGGGTAGGTACTTAGTATTACAGAGATTTGTTTTGCGGCTACGAAACAGTGTTCACGGGGCATCGTGGCACGGCTGTCCCAAAGGGGTGATGGGGGTATGGTGGGGTCAAGCCACGGCATAACTACGCTGTCAAGGGTATGCACAAACACATTGTGGTATAATAGATTTATCGATTGGGGGAACTCAGTCGTTCGTAACAGCCCCAACGACATGGGGCTTTGTCATTTGTTATTTAGGAGATTCATTCATGAAGAAAACATTCAACGCACTTGCCTTGCGCACCGCGCTTGGCATCACTACGGCTCAGTTCGAGTTAGTCAAGCCCACGCTTGAACTTGCAGACAATATGTCTGTGAGTCTGACCACGCAACTACTCAAGCATGGCATTGGTGACAAAGCAACCGCGCGCCCCTTTGTTGTGTATTACATAGCCACAGTTCGCAAGGGCGCTATGGACTTAGTGAAAGACGGACAGCGCGGTCTTACTTTCGGTTATGGCAACAAGTATGAGAGACAAGTCACTCGTATGCTCAGCAAGATATTTGATGATGTGCAAGCAGAGTCGACTTCAAGCAAGAGCAACAAAGCAGACAAGGTTGCGTGGTTGTTCAAGAAGTGGGAAGCGCTGAACGCGAGCGAAAAGCGTCGCTTCACAACTCTGCAACTCAAAGCCGACTAACAGACAACTTGTCTGTGAGTTTTTCCCGCGCGGTCTGACAGCGGTGTCTCCGCGCGGTTTCTTTTTCTGTCAAACATCTTTAGGAATCATCATGAAAGTTCGCAACACGAAACGCACCTTGCGTGTAATCCGTCGCCGTGTCAGCAAAGTCGGCACATCTAAGTTCCGTCAATTCCGTTTTAAGTAGGCAACTCTCCAAGCCCATACGCGTGGGCTTTGGGGGCAATCCTGCCCGACAACTAGGAGTAATCATCATGAAACAACCATCAGCAACTAAAAAAGGTAGCGGTCGTTATCACAAGCAAGGGCATAAGAAAAACAAACCCGCTAAGAAGTAAGGCGTAGCCTACTCTGCAAACCTAGCGTGCTAGGTTTGCGGGGCAATGTTGCCCGATAACTGGAGTAATCATCATGGGTAAATACACACGCGCAGACCACGAGTTCTCGGTCAAGTGGCGCAACAGCGAGCGTTGGAAAAACCTACGCGCAGAGTTCGGCGAACTAGCCAAGAACACCGAGCGCAAGCAACGCGCCATTGCCAAGGCAGAAGAAGCCGACATGGCATGGGAGATGGTCAAGATGGGTTGCAAACCAATCCGTCAAGGGCGTCTCTTCAAGTAAGGCAACCGCAACTCACAGACACTATGTCTGTGAGTTCTCCACAACGCGTTGCACAGAACATCAAAGTGTTGTAAAAAAACACATACCCACGCTTTCACAATCCGTCCCCCCCACATGGGCGTCCCGCAACCCGCATGGATACTGGCGCGCACTATGTCCGTGCCAACAAGACATATATATAAATATACTTTTCTTTAGATATATATATATATTCATCTTTTCGTGGACACTTTTATTCTCATCTATCTTGGTTCATTCTTGGATTTCAAGTGTCAGGTGGGTATGATAGGGCTCAAACCTAGTATCCATGCGGGCTAACAGGTGTCCCATAGGGGTGGGCACGCTTTGTAGAAGGGTGGGTATGCTCGTTAACATTTCGGAGAAGCATCATGGAAAA